GATGACCTGAAAAAGCAGTATAACGGAGTGGTCGGGATGGTGAAGAGCCATTCCGAGAACTTTATCGGATCATCCCCACATATCAGGATCAGTGGAGGTGTGTGATGGTAATCAGAATGCAGTTAGACCCGAAAGATCAGATCCTGCTCAGGAGAAGCCTGAACAAGAACGGAAAAGGGCAGAGGTTTTTTACAAGCGAAGTCAGAAGACTGTCTGACCCCTATATCCCACGGCTGACTGGACGATTGAAGACGGATGCCACAGAAGCAATCTCTACGATCACGTACAATGCACCTTATGCAAGGCGGCAGTATTATGAACACAAAGGAGATGGTCTTCGGGGTTCACACTGGGCAGAGCGGATGTGGGCAGACAGAGGACCTGAGATTGTAAAGGCGGTAGCCAGTTTTTGCGGAGGAAAAGCAGGATGAGTGTAGCAACCAAAGTCGCTGAATTTATAGCAGGCTGTCCGTTCCTGGAAGAGTTTGAACAGATGTTCCCGATCGTGAACGTGGATCTGCTGGGAGAGGATGCAACAGCGTATAGCCTGGAACTTACTCCGGCAGACCCGATTGTCAAACGGTATACGAACGGAGATACAATCCGACAGATGGTATTTTCTCTTTGTTCCCGGGAATGGTACGGAGAAGAGAGCAACAAGGACACAGCGGAATTTTACGAAAAATTCTCTGACTGGCTGGATGAATGTACGGAGCAGGGAAGACTTCCGGCACTGTCGGGAAATCTCACGAGTAAGTCTATTCAGGCTACGACAGGCGGCTATTTATACGATAACGAAGGCACAAAATGCCAGTACCGCATTCAGTGCCGCTTTTTATATTACAAACGGAGGTAAGGCAATGAAAAGAATGAATTTACAGATTTTTGAAGCAGCAAAAGATACCGGTGTAACGCAGCGTTACCAGCGTGCAGATTACATTGACGTTACAGGGGGATCTGATTCCCCGAAATATGAGCTCCTCGGAATTGGCGTGACTCAGCTGGATGATTCACCGTCCGCACAGACTACGTCAAAGAGATACGTCAATCAGAAAAGTGCGACACAGAGCATTGGCGGTTATGAATGGACAGCACCGCTTGAGTTTGATCTGATCCAGAGCGAACCGGCAATCGCTTATATTTCAGAGATCGGGGAGAACGAAAAGACCGGGGTGGAAGCAGATACGTTTTATGTAAAAGTATATCTGGACAAACCTGTGAGCGGATCAGCCGGAACTTATGAAGCAAAACGCAGAAAAGTTGCAGTTGAGATTTCTGAATTTAAGGATAACGATGGTGAAATTCAGGGATCCGGCAACCTGCTTGGCAAGACTGACTGGGTAAAGGGTACGTTCAACACAGCAACCAAGGCATTTACAGAGGGGGAATAATCTCCCTCACTGATAATGCTTCGGTCGGTGAGGCTGTAGCGGACGAAGCAGAAAAAGACTTATTTGAACAGATGGAGGAGAAAGACAATGCAGATTAACGGGGTTACATTAAATTTTTCATTTTTCGACCCGGATTTTGAGGAAGGTAAAAAGGCATATCTGAAAGAACTGGAAGAAATCTCAAAGCTTGGAGATACAGGAACAGAACCGGATGCAATCAGACAGCAGTGTGATACAGTCAAGCACCTTTTTGATGTGACTTTTGGGGAAGGCACAGGGGGAAAAGTATGCGGAACGGGTCACGATCACCTCTTATGTCTGGAAGCTTATGAAGCACTGCTTAACGAACAGATCCGACAGTGTGAGAGGTATAGAGCAGTAAAAGAGCGACTGGGAATGAAAGGGACTGAATGAGTTCCCTTACAGAGCCTTTTCCGGTAAGTCTGACCATTAGCGGTGTGGAATGTCCGATTCATTGGGATTTTCGCACCGTTTTGTGTTGTCAAAAAATCCTCCAGAATGCAGGCAGAGAGCTGACTGAGGACGAGATGGCGAGAATGCTCAGGCTTTTTTACGGTCAGTACACCTGGTATACAGAAGAACATTTTGACAAGATGCTGTGGTTTTTCTCCTGTGGGAGAGAGCCGGAACGGAAACATTTTCCACGGAAAATCGCCGGGATCAACAGCAAGCAGGCGTTTGATTTTGAGGTAGATGCCGA